TTCCACGGTTTCCGCCATGGTTTTTCCCGATTCTTTATCGGCGTAAGGTTTGCCGGTTTTCGGGTCATTGTCGTGAAAGGTGCTGGCGTCCAGGTTCTTGCCAATATAGGTTGCGATGTAGCTTGCCGGTGTGCCTTTTGCCGGGTCGATTTTTTCGCATTTGAAGCGCGGAGAAATATCATTCCCCAGTTCTGCGCGATCTGATTTGATTGCTGCGTCACGCATGATTTCAATGATGCGTTCTTCATTGTCCGGGGCGGTGAATACCAGCATGTGCCAGTGCGGTGTGCCGTCATGGTGTGGCTCAACGGTGCGCACCCCGTACCAGCTCAGGCCTTCTTTGTTGAGTTTTTTTCTTGCAGCTGCAAAGACGTCGTAAACCAGATAATCACTGGCATCGCGCACGGTGGCACCGTTGTATTTCGGGTTCAGGCTGCCGTCCTCGTTTACGCTGTGAAAGCGGGAAGGGCAGGTCACTGTCACGAAGAACGCGGAGTCACCACGCGATTCGGCGACCTGTTCCATCCCTCTGACGCAGGCCATCATCTCGTTGCGGCGGTTGCGCGGATTCCCCAGCCCTGACCAGTACACGTCCTCCAGGCTCAGGCGTTCACCGTCTTCGTTTTCAATGTCCCAGCTTTTGAGAAAATCACGGGTGCGCTGGCGTTTCTCCCGGAATTCCTGGAGTGACTCATGGCTGATGTAGGGGGATGCCTTGCGCGATACTCTTCCGGCGGCACGCAGTAATTCCTCCCGCCAGAGATCAGCGAGGTGGCGCAGCTGGTTGTTCCACCAGGTGGCGCAGGTGATACGCATTACCGCGCCCGGTACCAGTTCAGGGTCTGGTGCCGTGCGGCGGTCACGTCTGATCTCGAGTGACGGCCAGTATGGTGGGTTCACGCCCAGTTTTATTGCCATGCGCGCCAGCTGCTGGTAAGTCAGCAACCAGGTAAACAGGTTATCGTCGCCTTTTCCTGTCCGCTCAGTAACTTCATCACATCTGCGTTCCAGTTCGGTGGAAAATGCCGCCGCCGTTAGTGTGGCAAGGCGCTGAATTTGATCACGGTTGAGTTGTGGCAGCATGAGTAATTCATCAAGGCGATGACGCGCTGCGGTGGCTTTGAATGCCGTCGTGGCGAAGCATTCATTCACCTGTTCGATGCGTTTCAGGCGTGTGCGCAGTCCACGGCGAACGAAGTTATCGGCCACGTGAGTGTTGTTGTTTTTCACGCCTTCATTGCGGGCGCTTTGTTGTTTGCGGTTTAAACGCGCCAGATCACGAATGAGCACGTTGCCAAGAAACGAGGGCAGGGCGCGAAGTTCTGCCATGGCTTCCGATACCACCGTGGGCGGATTCTCGCGTTTGTGCTTCGCCAGTTTTTCCAGTCTGACCCGACGCTCTTCGTCGTGGTGAAGATGCGAATTAATTCGCTTGCCTTCGTCTGTGTTTGTCAGGAAGGAGACGGTTTCTTCATCCAGTCTGGCATCAATGCGAATGTCCTCGTTGATGTAGCTCTGAATGGCCTGGCGTAATGCGGTTGGTTGTGCTCTGCCGAACGTTTCAGGATCGATAACCGGTAGCGGTGCGTTCCACGGGTACGCCAGCTGTGCATTGCGGTCACTCATGCGTCGTACTCCCCGCCAGTGACCTCCTGAAACGCCGCGCGGTACAGCACGAGAAGGCGCTGGTATTCACCGATAAAGTCTTCTGCGGTGTATATGCCTTTCACGGCCACGCTGTGGGTTGTCATTTCCAGAACCAGTGCCATCTCTGACGATGACCAGCTGATGGCGGTACTGTCGGTGCCGTTGATGTGAAATAAACCAAAGCCATCACCGTCACCTTTCACGTCCACGCGGTAACGACCGTCAACGGTGAAGGAGAAATCCCCGTATGTGGTGATGCTGCGGGCGGCCTGTTTACAGGCGCGGCGGTAGTAGTCGTGCCAGTTGTTCAGGCGGGAAGCCAGCAGGGGATCCACCGCCCACATCCAGTTAAAAAAGTCCTGAATATCTGAAAGTCCCTTAACGCTCTTCATGAGAACCTCCGGTAACAGACGTGCGGAAGCCTCCCGCGCACGGGTGCGGGATGGCTTCAGGATGTTGTTTAGTGGTGGTGTTGCTGGTTGATAAGGTCCTGCAGCTCCGCGAGATCATCCGCCAGGTAGCTGAAAACAGCGGCACAGTAACGGTTTGACAGAGCGTGAGTGCGCTCATGCAGCATATTGATGTGCATGATTTGCGCGACGCGTGAGGCGCGGAAAAGTCTGCGGTTGATTTCAGTGCGGATGTGAAGACGCTCAGCGCGGGCGCGCTGTTGCTTGCGGTTTGCCATGGTGTGGCCTCTTTGCTAGTAAGTTCTGAAAACTCACCAACCCGAGGTTCCAAGCTCAGGGTGGCGAGACGTACAGGGTTGGAACTACCGGCTAGCAAAGAACCCGGCCCGACCGAAGTCGGCCCCGTACGCCCCGCCATTATTCTGACGCGAAAAAGACGTGGCGATACAGTACGCACAAAAAAACCGCTGGCGCGGTTGTGCGCTTTGCTAGTCGGCGGGGTTCCAATCCCGGCACCCGTTTTATGAGGTGCAGCGGAAATGTAACCTGACACGACGAGCGCTGGCAAGCGGTTTTTGTGTTGCGTGCTGATGTGGTTAGAATGTGGCGAATTAATATCACCTGGCAACGGGTGATTGTCTGCATACGCGGGGTGTTTCTGATGAGTGATAAGCTCCCTTCTGATTACGACATTCTTTTTGACCTGTGGTACAGCTACTGGCTTGAACGTATTACATGTGTGTTTCACCGACGCGTTTCTGCTGCTCTGCGAATCAGCGCCTTTCTGGTTGGTGTTGCGGCGTTTGTCCTGTGTGATTTTGTTGTGTTGGTACTCTTCAGTGTGGTTCTGTTTCTGCTCTGGCAGTGCATGGCTGCCAGTTTTGAACGCAGGGCTGAAAAGGCTGAATGGCAGGCAGTCAGTTACCAGCGCCTTATCAGTCAGCGCCATGTGATTAGTAAGGAATGCATGATTGCGCGCCTCTCCTTTGTTGAGGAAAGTGACAGTCCCATCATGGAGTGCATGATTAATCTTGCCTGGAATAAAGCCTGTGAGGCGGTTGGCAGCTCTTCGCGCAATCATGTTTCGATCTCCGGTCGGTTACTCAGTCGCCTGTGCGGCTTTTGATTTGCCAAGCAGCTGTGCGACAGTTTCGCCGGCCGCCCGATTTTCCGGGAATGACACCGGCATGTTCAGCTTGAGTGCCATTGCGTACTCAGCCCGTGCGCCAGCGGACTCTTCCCATCCATCCAGTAAGTAAATGGCATCGGCACACATGAGCATCGGAATACAAATGCTCATGTACTGCTGCTGGCTTAATCCGTCAGGCAGCACGGCAGGATTAAGAACGATGTTTCCGGCGCACCGAAGTTTCAGGTCCTCCGCGCAAAATGCCGTCCTGTTGTGGTCTTTGCATCCGGTCATGGGACCGGCGATATAAATCACTGCCATGCTTTACCTCCCGTATTGCGTGTTGCTGTCAGCACGCGTACTTCTTCCACGTTTGTGGCGCAGAAGTGCGAACCGTTGATAAGGCGGATGTGATGCATCTCAGGATTGCGTGAGTCCTGGCGTGTCATGCCCGGGTCAATCAGGCTTTCGTCGACTTCGTACTGACGGCCGTTGGCTGTGAACCGGATAATGGTTGATTCCTGGATCATTGTTCGCCCCTTCCTCTCCGTTCCTTGTTTGCTGCGGTTTTAAGTGCCTCAATTTCCCGTTGCTGCTCCTCAATGAATTCAGCGGACCTGCTGGCAAGCATTGCCGTATAGCTGTGTCCAAGTGCCACAAATATCCCCGAATCCCGCTTCTCCACCGCCTCTCTTGCTTCCTGTTGTTTGATGCAGGCCAGATATCTCAGTGCTGAAACGACGATTGATTGCTGCGTGCTTTTGTTATTCACCGGTTGACTCCTGTGTTGCTGATTCATCTGGTTATTCACGGGTGAGCAGAGGTAAACATCGCGCTGTACGTTGCATCTCCCGTCGCCGGGCCGCAGTCCGGGCACCAGCCACCGCCATGGCGACCGCAGGTGTCGCACTGCTTCAGGGTGGCGATAACTTCCATTGCGGGTTCACTGGTTCTTGCGCCAACGCTTCGTGGTGCCTGTATGCAGTTCATCCGGTAACCCTGATAAATGCGTCTGGTTTCCGGTGTGTCGGAATTGGAGATGGTGATGCTGGTCATGCCGCCCGTTTCCTGTGAAAGGCGGTCAAGCGCTGCTCTCAGGCGAATGTGGTCGTCCTTCGTGAATGGTTTTCCATAGGCGGTGAAATTGTCCCGGCCACTGAATGGCAGGTAAGGGGGATCGCAGTACACGCAAAGCGTGTTACCCATGCTGAACAGGTGGCTGGCACAGCTCAGCGTTTTTCGAAAATCGCCATGAACAAGCAGTGTTCGGGTGCTGTTTGCCTTGTCTGCAAATGCGCGGATCTCCCGCTCAGGAAAATAAGGTTTGCTGTAGCTGCCGAAAGGAACGTTAAAATCGCCTTTTCCATTCACGCGGAACAGGCCGTTAAAACAGTGTCGGTTGAGGTACAAAAACATGGCGGCCAGTCGCAGTTTCCGACGGTCGCTTATTCCCGTGCTCAGGAATGCATGATTCTCTGCATTAAAGGTGTTGCGGATGGCGAGATAGTCAGCCCTGTTGTTATGTTCCAGGAACAGGTCTTTTGCCTCATCGATCAGGCTGTCGGTGTTGTCCCGTGCTGCCCGCCAGAAATTAATCAGCGCACCGTTGGAATCTCCAAGGATGCAGCGGCTGTAACGGGTGTTCATGAATACCGATGCGCCACCCACGAACGGCTCAACCAGGCAGTCAGCTTCTGGCAGGTGCGCCTTCAGTGTGTCCATGATGCGGTTTTTTCCGCCCACCCATTTCAGCGGTGTGCCGGATAACAGTTTTTCGCTCATAACGCGGCCTCTCTGTTATAGGTTTCGTGCGTTAATAAATCCCATGACTTCCCGTTGTTTTTGCTCAGTAATCGCCAGCGAAAACCGATTCTTATGACCAGGTAGTCGTGGGGCTTTATGCGTGAAAAATTCCGCGCTCCGTTGCGAAATAAGCGCAGAGACGTGCGGGCTTTTGTTTCCACGTTCAGGGGGGGCGGCAACGCATATTCAGGATTGCGACCATGGCTTCACCTCATATGTTCAGGAATGGTGTTGTGAAGCGCTGCCAGATTTCTGACACGATCTTTGCCTGGTAAATGGCGTCGCTTAGTGCGGTGTGAGCAATGGCCTCTTTTCCTGATCTGCCTGGCATTTTCCAGCCCGTTGACTCAGCCATGGCGATAAGCGGGCGCATACAGCGCTCGTTCCAGTAGCACCACGGAATGCTTTTTTCTCCGGCTGTGCGTGTTATGGCGGATTTCAGGATCGGGAAATCGAAGGATGCGCCCTTGCACCATATGGTCAGTGAATTGCCCGGGCTTTCGTCATGCATATTGCGTGAAATGAACGCCAGAAATTCGGTCACTGCTGCCAGCTCTGTTCCCTCTGCGTTGCGCAGG